CGGGGTCCACCTATTGGGGGACGCACTTGGTTGCCAGTCATTTGACCGACTCCCAAGCCGATTGTCAAGGACCTACGCAAATATTTGGGCAAACGCCTTTTCTACTAGGGTCGCAGAGTCCGCCATTTTGGGCGAAATCTCTAGGTGGGTCCAATCGCCCATCGGGGTGCCTGCGTTCTTTTGTGGGGTCCACGCTTTCCACGCGTCACGATCGCAACGGTAGCCACCGCCGTATTTGGTCAGGTTTGGGATCGGGCAACCAACCCCGTCATAACAATGAATTTCCTCTATGCCCAAAATGTCGCGGTGAACAAACAGAAATTCAACCATCGCTTTGCGTGCGTCCGCATTCTGTTTGGCGGTGCCTTTACCTTTAAGGTCTACTGCACGCCACGTTGCGTGGACGCTTAAATTGGCTGATCCGCGCATCGGTCGGTTGGCGTAGATACCAAGCGACTTCATCCCAAAGAGGTATTCCATAAATTCGACAAAGCGTTTCGTTCCGGGTCGTTCAGTCGGATGGTTCCCGTCTTTGTTACCTGTGTACGGTCTACTGGTCATCTTTTTCTCCCTTGTCTTTGAGCCCATTACTTGCTAATAGCCCCGTCAAAGCACCAGCCAAAACCAGTAAAACGCTTGATAACACTTCCCACGCTTTGGAGTCGTTAGGACTAACTTCCAATGGCTGGACAACAAACGCAAGCGAGTACAAGATCATGCCGATGGACATGATAAAGGTAAGCGAGAGAGCAGCTCCGACCATCAGGACGAGTCGTGCTTTGATCTCTGAGTTGGTGTATTTCTTCATGGTGTGGTTGCTCCTGTTGAGGTGTCACATCTGGTCGCTGTGGGTTGTTGTTCGCAGTTGTTTCGAGTGCGGTCGCTACATCCAGTAACGACGAACATGAGGACAACGGCAAGAGCTGCAATCACGGCAAGAGTTTTCATGGCATCGGTGGGTTTGGTAAGTCGGCTTCGTTTGATGGTGTCCATGTCGCCATGAAGTCACGCAGTTCTTGGCGGTAAGTCGCCCATTCTGCCGAGTAGTCGGGCGTTAACGGGTTGTTTGGTATTTGTGTCCAGTCGGACTCGTTCAAATATGTTTTGATTGCCCATCGGCAGTTTGTAGTTTGCTCTTCGGCGGTGTCGCCTGCGATGTAAATAATCATGCTGGTCCTATGTCCTCCACTAGAAGATACGCGACAACTGCTGCACCTCGAGCAAGTGTTCCTGTGCCAGAGCTCTGTTGAGCGGTCGCAACAACATTGACTGTCCCTGCTGAGAATGTTCCAACCCATATCATCATTGCTTGACGGTCAATGCCTGTCCCTGCTGTGTTGTATGAAGTATTTAGAACTGTGCCAGCAAGGTTTGTCTGTCTAATGCGAAAAGAAAAATATCCAGTTCCGTTAACTAGGTCGGGTTCAAAGTAAGTGACTTTATAGTAACGGTTGGCGACAGCAGTGAACGACGAGCCTGTGATCTGTACTTCTTCTGCCGTAATGGAAGCGTCTGTTGCTGTGGCACTGTTGAACGCCATGACGCCACGCGGGAAACGGTTCTGCTGTGCCGCTGTCAGGACTGCGCCCGACGAAAAGTCTGTGTTTGGGTTAATAGCCATAATGTTTCTCCTTTACCCGAGACGGTCTATATCTAGTTTGTCTGTATCCAAAATAAAACTGTGATTATCAACCCAATCACCAAAGAATAGCGACACATCAGTATTCTCTGGGGTCACGTTAATTGTTCGGCCCTTAATCACACAAGTAACGGTTTGTGCTGAAGCGCCCGAACCTGTCCAAGTAATGGTTGTTTTCTGCCATAACCCTTTTTGGATGCTTAAAAGATTACGCCAAAAACTTTCGGCCGAATCATCAGCTTGTTGTTTAACAATTTTTGCTGAGATTGCTAACTCGACAACATTAAATTTCGGTGTGCTGTACCGGTTAGTTAACCGTTCAGCAACACTTTGAGCAAAAGTGTTATCGCTCACACCTGTATTATTAAAAGAGACTGTTCTTTGACCATATGTTAATGCGTTAGTTGAAGTGCTTGTAAAAGTTGCAAATTGACCACCAACGGTAGCAACATTGATAAGAGTGTCAATATTAAAACCTTGCTGAAAATTGTTTGCACTAAACGGCAATTTTGTGCCAGTAACAAAACCTTCAGGGGCAAATTCAAAGTCAACACTGTTGGCAGCGTTTCGAGTCGTATCGTAGGGCATCGCATTGACTCGATATCTTGCTACCGCGCCGTAGGGTGCTTGAACTGCCTCTTCAATAATTGTCGCGTAACAAACATCGTTTGCCGTAGGAATAATGTTGATTTGCCAGCCGTCAGCATAAACAGAACTTCCCGTAGGATTTGAAATATTGTCAAAAGTGGTTGAACTGTTGACATAATCAACAAGCCCAACAGAGTTAGATTTGCCGAGTAAAGGATAAATTGAAGTGTCGGCAAGGGTCGTTTTAATGTTGGTACTTAACCAAGTAATATAAGGTCTCGAAATTCCACTAACACCTTTGAGGTCTTGTAACGGACTTTTGCCGCCAACGGTTAAACCATCTTGTGCGGTCAATGTGACAGTAGAAAAAACGCCGTTATCTTGCAACTCAAAATTGGTAATGATGCCATCAAAAACGTCTGTTGAAGTGGCACCTGCGCCGACGTCAGTTAGCGCGTTAATAAAGACGCCTTGTGCGAACCAGTCGGTGCTTGAGTATGTGCCACCGCCACCGGGTGTTAAAGCTCCGTCTTTGTTTAACAGAGTGATTTGACACACTCCACGGCCCATTACGTTTACATCAACAGACTGTCTAATATTCATTGACATAACACGAGAAGTAAAATCAGTCGGAGCGGCAACGGTACCAATGTCTATTTTCCAAGTCGTGTTGATTGCCATTACATCAACGCCTGATCTGTGAAGTAGTGGTCATTGGGATTGAGCCATTGTCACGAACCCAAGTCTGTAAGGCTCTGACGATGCTGTTGGGGTCGCCACCGTTGACATTGACCGTGATCGTGTTGCCACCGCCACCCATCGCATTGTTGGGTGTGATACTTCCAGACGAGCCAGGCGTGAACAATTCGGGTCCACGCTCACCCACAAGGTAAGTCGAGCCACCGGCGACCGGACCCCCGTTTTCCCGTCTGCCAGCGACTATGCCGACACCAAAGCCGAGGTCAACACCGTAACCAGATTTAATACCTTTGAGGTACCCAGCAGCCGCTATCAAATCGCCACTGTCAACAAAGATCTTGAGTTTGTTTTGCTCACCAAATGTGAGGTCCAAGTCTGTCGCAAGAATTGCTAAACGGTCAATGGCGTCTTTCTGTGCAGCGTTAAAATTACGAACCTGTTCAGCAGTTCCACCGAACGCCTCAACGCCTGCAATAAAAACTTTGTCCAATGATTCCTCAAGAAGGTCAAACGCTTCTCGAATGTCAAGGGTGCCAAGTAACGTTTGCCAGTCGGTAGTTAATGTAGTGACAACCTCTTCTTGTTCGTCAAGTGCCTCATTAATACCTTCAATGGCGTCAATTCGACTTCGGTAATAACTGGTGTACTTGTCCATTTCGGCGTTAACGCCAGCGATTTTTTCTTCAAGCAACCCTGATCGACCGTCACCACGAGCAAAAAACCCACCTGTAGAAAGATGCAACAAAGGATCAGGAATTTTGCCCACTGTGTCACTAATTTTTTCAGCAATTTCTAAAATATCAACTAAAATTGGAACAAGAAATTTGCCGACCTCTAAAGTGACAGCCTCAAATTTGTCTTTAAGATCGTCAACTGCGTCGCGGTAATCCTTAGCGTTTCTTAAATCTTCTTCACTAATAACCTTTGAACCCGAAACACTGTCAAGAGACTTTCGGAGATCGTCCGCACCACCTTCAATAAGTTCGGCCATCCCTTGCCAGCCTTTGCCGAGAAGCTGCGCGGCGACCGTTGCTTTTTCGGCTGGGTCCTTAATGTCCTTAATTCGTTGAATCGTGTTAAGAAATGTTTCGTTGACGTCTAACGAACCGTCGTTAAGATACACGAGGTCTACGCCAAGGTTTCGCACTTTGTCAGGGTCAGCACCGATTGTTTTGTTGAGTCGTCCGATAGCGCCCTCAAGGGCATCAACTGGGACACCAATGTCCCCAGCGGCTTCTATGTAACGTGACGCGTCCTCAACGGCAAGACCTGTAGCGTCACCAAATTTTCCTGCCGCTAATGCGAGGTCTTGGAACTGTCCAATTGCTTCAATAGCAAACTTACCGATTGCGGCACCAGCGGCGACTGCGAATGTTGCGGCGTTGGCTTTGACTGCGTCTAAAGCGACTTTGGAGCCAGCCTTAAACTTGCCCATCCCACCCTCAGCGTCACCGACAGCGGTCTTAAATTTGCCGAACGCATCTTTAGCGGATTGAATTCCTTTGTCTTGAAATTCTGTGAGAATCGGAATGTTAATTGCCATTAGCGGTTCATCCTAGTTCCCCATTTGCTTGACGCATTACCTCTTGAATCACAGGTTCTAACGCTTTTTGAAAGTCAGGGATCGCTTTCTCTCCACCAGCCCAAACCATGCGCGACGGACCGCGACCAATCTTTTGCGTAAGTAATCCCGAAAAGTTTGGGCGACTACGCGGACCGCCACGACCTCCACCGCCACTTTTGCCAGCCATGTCAGCGATTGCAAGAGCCGCGCCTTTGGTGCCAACTGTGATAACTCCGATGGTTTCAAACTGTGCGCCCAAAGCAATGTTTCGTTTACGGGCTTTTCGCGTGTTCGTTTTGACAACGACGTTCTTTGTCTGACCGTTTTTCCACCCGGTACGCCACTGGCCATCCATGCCTCGAGTGGGCGACGACGACGGCACTAATGGTGTGATCGCGTCAACAACGACTTTGCCAAGTGACCGAATTTCTTTGCCGTAAGCGCGACGCAATTTAGGGTCAATGGAATTTATAGTGCGCAACGCTTCTTTGAGGCCCTTGACTTCAATACTGATTCCCAGACTCATCGCTTGTGTTTCGCTTTCTCGTTTTCCTCAACCAGCAAACGAACCATCTCATCCACAACCGACGTTGGACATTCCATCAAATGCAATGGGCTGATGCCTGTCCTGAGTGCCAGTTGCGCTATGAGGTTGACTGCGCGTCCTGCTTTGGTTTCTCTTTTGGGACGAACGTGATGTCCCCTACTTTTTCAACCCACTTGGGAAACAGTTCCACGACCACGCCACTCGAGCGGACCGCATCCCATGCCAACCAAGCCAACGCCTTGAACTTCATGTTTTCTAAAAACTGCCCGACGGAGAGCTGAGGATGGTGATCCTCCCAGCGACACGCCACACCGTAAGTGATCGGTGCCTCGTGTGTTTCTCCGTCAAGCATTTCTACTCGTAACGTCATACCAATCATGTCGGGGTCCTTTGTTTGTGTTGGTTAGATCAGGCGACGGCGCGAACCCAAGTGCCACCAGTGCCCGTAACGGTCATGGTGTCAAGGGAGCCGACGGTGCTTGAGATCGGCATGAACGACGAAATCATCATGTTAGAAATCGTATAAATCGGATTGCCGGCTCCTGCTACGCCAGAGTCAGGCGCAACGATGACTGTAGTGTCGCCGTCGCCAACAACATCTGACAAATACTTTTCAACTGAGGTCGCGCCGTACTCAAGAAGCACAGTTGCCGAAACGCTCACCGTTTGAAGGCCAGCAACAAACTTGTGCCCAGTGGCTCCCATGGTGGTACTTTCAAGCGAGTCAAAACCTACTTCGAGGGTGATAGATGAACAGTTGAGTGAAATGTTGTTTGAGCCAATGGTGATTTGTCCACTGCCTTGGTAAACGATTGCCATGATGTTTTTCCTTTGTTAGTTAGCGTGTCGCTGTGAGTTTAATTGTGAGGTCGTAACAGGGGAGGTCTTGCGACCCGATCGTTGCGATGGATGGTTGTCCATTGATGACTGCAATGTTTGAGCCGAGGATGGTGTCCACGACGCCAAGGATGTAGTCGGTTGAGTCTTGGTTGCCGGGTGGCGCTCCAAGGATTCGAATAGTGATTGTGACGTCACTGACTTTGGATGTTGGGTTTGCACCGTACGATTCAAACGACGGCAACTCAATAAAGACGCTGAGCGGTCGTGCGTTGCGTGGATCGGTAACAGGCTTGAGCCCAAGGGCCGTGAGCGATGTTGAGACCGCGTTGATTGCGTCTGTGAAAATGCCAGCCATGTTAAGCGCACTGCGATCTCTTAACGCCAAGCAATTGGTTGACTCGACCCAAGGTCATTAACGGTGGTCCGCTCATGTCTTGGAACGATGCGTAACTGTCCCCAGTTGTGCCGCGTTCACGGTACAAGCCCGCCGCATAGAGCGTGGTTCCAAGCAGTGCTGCGGCGTCTGGTGCGCTGGTCAAATTATCGTGGTATCCAGCGGAGACCCTGCGACGAAAACACCATGAGTTCGCAGCTGCTACACAAGTCGTTAGAAACGCGGTGTCATTTGCCGTGGCCGACGAGATTCCTAAAAACTCTTGCACTGCTGCGACCGTGGTCCATGTGCACGTCAAAGTCCATGTCAAAGTTCCAAACGGATCGGCTGCAGATCGTTCTAGATCGTCGCCAACATCTTGAAACATCAACTGATTAACAATGATTTCGTTTTCGTTGTAAAGCAGGTCGCCTGCTTCGTTAACGCCAGCAAACAAGTTGACTGGTACAGCGATAACAATGTGCGTGCCGTTAAGACTGTGACCGAGTCCTGTCAGTGTGATTGTCTGGCCGACTGTGATGTCGGTTGCTTCGAGGGTCTGCACCACAGCAACATCGTCTAGACGCTGGTGGTGCGTCACGCTAAATGTGGCCATGGTGCAGTCTCTCTACTCAGTTCCGTCTATCAGACGAAAGCAGCCTTAACGAACTTGGTGTTGTCAATCATCAAAGCGGCGAAGTAGCCACGGAACGCAATGGTGCGGCTCAAGGTAGACGGGTTGTCCAACGAGATTGCACCTTTTTGCTGTTCGAACAGTTCGTACCCAGATGCGTCGCCAGCAATCAAAGTTGCAGCGGCGAAGTTGCGGTCAACGATAACGGACAGCCCGAAAGCGTTGCCGTTGTTCTGTCCGGGTGCAAGGTTGCCGTATGCGTTCATTGGGCCGACTTGCGGGAACAACGGACGGTCTGCGGTATCGGTAAGACCGAGGAGATTTCCCCAAATGTCTGGCGATACAAAGATGTGCGTTGGCAAGTTGCCGTTTGACGATGACAAGATTGTTGCAGCAGATCCTGCTACCCATTCTGACCATGACTTTGGATCAACAAGATCAGCAGCTACAAAGTTGCGGGTAACGCTTGCGCCTGCAACCAAAGTATCGGCTGCGTAGTTGTCGGTTGCGTTTGCGTAGATACGGCCCATGTCGTCGAGCAAGATTGACAAGATTGCGGGATCGGTCCAATCCAGATCGGCTTCGGAGATGTTCACATAGCCACCAAAAATTTGCTTGGTGACCTGATTTGAACTCACCACAAAAGTGCCTGACTGGTTGGTCATTTCTGCGAGGCTTGCACCAATGCTGGTGTGAGTCGTGACTTCGGGACGAATGAAGACTTTGCCTCCACCCGGCATCGACTTGGCACCAACTGCATCAACGACAGGGCGACGGCCAATGAAGTTGTTGTAGACAGGTCCAAGGATTGGAGTGGGGAGCACACCGGGTGTGTCGCTGGTGACCACGTCGGGAGCTGCGGCGCGAAGTGCTTCGTGCATACGTTCCCAAGCAGTTCCGCCAGCAATGGCAGCACTCAAGTATTCGACAGCGGTCGGCAGTTTTGCGTCGCGCTTAACGGCGGTTGCATAGATGGGTTGAGTCGCAACTGCGGCTTCAACGGTTGTGGGTTCTGACATTTCATCCTCCTCGGATGGTGTTGGGGTTGTTTCTGTTGGGGTTTCGGTTTCGTCGGGTTCGCTTTCATCGGGTGATGAGGCGGCGACTGAGTAGACCTGTGCTGATTCGTACGCTGGCACAGTGACCACCGATAATTCTACGAATCGGGCTTGAGAGACCTCTAGGGTCCCGTCTGACAGGCGCTTGAACTTGGTGGGGATTGCTCCGACCGAAACGCTGTCTAAAGCGCCATCGGCGAGCAATGCAAGAGCGTCATCAGCTGCACGAGTTGCACTCAGTTTTGCGACAAACATCATGCCTTCGCTAGTTGACACTCTTTCGGTGACTCGACCAATGACGCGCGTGTCGTCGTGGTATTCCAAAAGTTTCGGCATCGGGCCGTCCTCGGGCAGTGAGCCCTCAAGAAAGACCACACTTTCACCACCACTTAATTGCGCTTTGACATTCCACGGAACTGCAAGGCCAGTAATTTGACGCGACGGTTCACCGTCAGCGGACGCGTCCAGCGTAATCTGTTGAGCGGTCAATCTAATCATGAATATTCTTCCTCGCGGTTTCCTGAATCAAAAGCGGGCTCGCGCTCAACATTCCCTAGATCGTTTTCGTAGACGTAGTCCGAAACATCAAATTTGACGTAGCGTCCACGCGGCAAAAGTTGGTTCATTGACAATGTTTGCTCAATGGCATCCAAATATTGTTTGGTGCCGAATAAGTAAAGATCTTGGCGTGCTTGTTGCGCGTTCTGGTATGTGTAGCCCTGAACGCCAATGCCCAAAAGGTAAGCAGGTATTCCAGTGGCCCGAGACAGTTCTAGCGACTGGAATTGACGCGACTCAATTAGTTGCAGTTTGTTCGGGTCACTGGAGAACTCTTTAAAAGTCACAACACTGTTAAGCGCACCAATGGCACCAACTTGTCGAGCGTTACGCCAAGCAGCTGCGAGTTCTGAAAGATCTTCCGCTGACATTGGTTCGGATGCGTCGGTTTGTTGCAACCAACCAGCGGCGATTTCGTTGACAGCGAAACGGTCGGCGGCTTGCTGAAGTTTTAAGGCCGTCATGATTGCCCGGTTGCCTGTGTAAAGCAGACCTTGAGTCGGTGCCAAGAACTGCACGACGTCATCGGTTGCAAGTGGGTAACCGTTAAATTCAACTTGGTCGGACGGGCCGAACCATTGCGGACCTGCTTGATCCATGGTCGTCACCATTGCGGCGG